CAGTCTCAGATAAGGGATTTAGTTCAACATCAAAACCACCCCTTTGTAAATCATCAAAATATTTTATTATCTCTTTGGAAACATTCGCACCAAAAACTTTTTTTGATAAATCCATTTTACTTTATGTTTGCTTGTTCTGTAGAAACCGGCACCCTCAACTGAGTTCCAGCCTCAATGTTATTGGATTTTAAATTATTTACTGAGGCTATATACCACCAAAATTCAGATGTTCCATAATACTCTTGTGATATCAAATCACATCTATCACCCTCTGTCGCAATAAGAAGTATGTCTGAATTACTTTCTTGAAATTTTGGAAGATAAGATGTTCCAATTGAAACGAAATTTTTGTTTTGTATTTTTGTCGTATTGTTATATCTACTCATACAGTAGCCCCATAAAAGTTACCACCTAATGCGGGTGGTTTTTTACTTAAAATCTGATATGATATCGCAATATCAAAGTATCTTGGTAAAACTCGTAGAGCGTCCCAATCACCTTGTTCATTTACAGTATATGAAATAGATTTTATAAAACCAAGCTGACCTTTATCTCGTTTTCCTATGTGAGCCATGTATAGTTCTACAAATGGTGGTTTCATCCTTATCATCTGAGAACCATTTTCTGGTAAATATTCAGGATAAGCAAGTGATGTTAATTTATCCATCTTATCGTACATTATTTTTTGTTCAGTAAAGTTTGCTGGATATACTTTTAGACTAAAACTAATGTCCCTTTCTGCTCTCTCATACATATAAACAGGTTCACTTCGACCAATGTAATTAGCCGATGAAAAAGACGGACTCACATTCTCTGTTATACCAGTAACATAACCTCTAAAATAAATAAACTTATTATCTCTTAAATCTTTTATTCTTACATAAAAGTCACCTCTTTTTTCTGGTGCTATTTGGTCATCAACTTGTGTTTTAGTGACAGGATGTAATGAAACAAGGTCAATGTAATTAGTTTCACGAGGACCCTTTGCTAAGTCTATAAAAGGCGTTGGTCTTCCAAGAACAGGTGCTTGAGATGCTTCTTCTAGTTCTCTTAATACCCTTATTTTTGCAGTATCAATAGCTCTATTTGCTTCATCAGCAACAGCACCTAATAGTGGATTATCTGGTTTTGGTATATCAGGTATTTTATTAAGTGCATCATTAACTGCTTTGTCTATTATGTTTACTGGATTATCTCCAAGATTACCAAAAGCCAAACCAACCGAAGACCGAGCAGAATACTCAATGTTTGTTAAAAACGGATTAGCCAAATCTGTAACTGCGAAATCAGTTACTCCTCGACCTAACAGTAAATTTTCAGTTTGTTTGACTGCATTATCAATACTG